ATATGATTGTATCAAAATCTTCTATTAAGTCGTAACCGGGGTCGCTGTTTCCCCCTCGTCATCAGTAGAACCCGAAACAAGTTCGATTGCGGACGCGATAACTTGTGCGAAATCGTTGAAATTAAGGTTCATTTCTTCAATTTCTTTTTGAGATTTTTCGTCAAACATTAGCTTGAAAATATCTAACAAATCGTTGTTAGTTGGATTTTCAAATTTTGGTAACACTTTAAGCATTGTAATTGCTCTGTCGTTTACCTCGATTTCCTTATCTCTAATTTTAAGTTTTGGCTTCTCGTCAAAATTCAGCTTGTCTGTAATATCAACAATTTTACTCATTTTGTTACTCCTTATCGTGTAATTATGCGCCCGGTGTTACCTTTGGCGCGCCGTTGCTCATAACTTCAAATTCAAGCGGTGCAATATCGCCAGTTTCGCCACTACCGTTTGATGTTACGTTGATTACTGCGTTTGTAAATTCAACTGATGTACCATCAGGGAAAGTCCACTTGAAGTCTGCGTATAAGTCTCTACCGTTCTTCATTGCTAAACCCGCAATATAATCATTACCAACGTCACCAATATTACGTTTACCGCTTACAGTGATAGTTACGCCCTTTGTTGTTGCCAGTCTGCTAACCCATCCTTTTTGGTCGAATGAGTTATACTCCTGTACGCCGTTGTCGAATGCCACGCTATAGCCTGTCATATCCGCAATACTTGAATATGTACCCTCTGAGCCTGTTTTGACTTGGAATTGGTTTTCATAACAAGGGTAAATGCCTGTAGTCTTTGCCATTTCTTTTACTTCCTTTCATAAAATAATTTAAATTCAATAACACGTTCGTATATTGTGCCGTCTGTTCCAACGTCGATTGGTTCAGGCACTAAAAGTTGTATCATATATACTTTACTGTCATTGATTGTTACATTTTTGATTGTGCGTAATTTCTCAAACAAATTACGCGCGTTTACTTCTGTTTCGTTCGCGTTATCATTCCAATGCACCAAAACCGACACGGCTATAACGTCGAAAGATAATTCCGAGCCGATACCGCGTAAGGGTTCACCGCTTGTCTTTAATGTGTACACGCCAACCGATTTTTCTTGCTTGTCGTCTAAACGTCCAATATAAAAATGTTCCGCGTCAATTAAAGTTTTTAACCAATCGCGAATGTTTGATAATGTTATCATAAATTAGTCAACCCTTTATAAATTTTTGCAAATGCTTCATTACAAAAATTCTCATATTTTCCGCCTTGCAACCACGGTTCGAGCCATTTACCACCCGCATTTTTATTTTCTTTTGTGGAAAAATTATATTCAGGGTGATAATATAAGCGTCTCGCGTAAGGTGTCGTCGAACTTATCGTTGTTTTTCCTTGCGCTGATTCTGAGTAATCCGCAAACGTGCTTTCGTTTTGCAAATTGCCAGTATCAAACGGAATTACCTGATTGTTTTTAATCTCGGTTAATAGTGCGTCAGTAGTCTGTTCAAGCGCTTTTACGCTCGCGGTGTCTAGCTTGCGTATAGCACTTAAATTTAATTTAATTTTTGATTTTACATAATCACTCATTACGCCACGTCCAGTTCAACAAAATTAACTGAGCCATCAGGATTTCGAGCCTTGACGCATTGAACAATATTGCGTTTAACGCCGTTAATAATGACATAACCCGAACTAATAGTGTCGTTCGGGCAAAAGTCAAACGGGACAAGCAACACGCCTGTTACTTGTACTTTCTTTTTATTTGCCGTATAAATCGTTTTTATTTTATCTTGATAATTACAGTATAGCGGTGCTAAACGCTTTAAATTGGACGGTATAAGGTCATTACGCGGGTATATTACGCGACAATCATAAATAACCTTGGGTGCGCCGTCCTCGGTCAAGCCTTCTCCGTACACGACAATTTCAAAAGGTGTTTTGCAAAATTTCTTTAATATTAATTTGGGAAATTTCATTTAATCACCTCTTAAATAGCGGGATAACACAATCCTGTTGTTTTTAGCAAGGAAAATAATTCTTGCGGAATAGCCACACCGCTAACACACATTAAATTCCAACTATTTCCGAACGACATAGAAACGCCGTTAATTGAATAGTTCTGCAAGTAAGAATTAATCAATTCTTCATTGTCGCGATAGAAATTAGTTAATCTGTTGTGTACGTTGCTGACAATATCTTGCTGATACGTTGTAAGCTTATCAAATTGAATTCGGTTATAAGTCAAAATATCAATGTGCATTGCGGTTGTAATCTCTGTTGTGTCGTCTGTTTTGGCTCGAATGTAATCGGCATACATTAGACTACTGCTGTAGTATCTACGTCAACATAGATACTATCAATTTTTCCGTCTTTGCCGTTTGGCATAATGAAAGTATCAGATAGTGAACGGTTCTGGTATAGATAGCCGTCGCCTTCTGTATGTGCGCCCGGTTCAAAGAAATAAATGCTTGAAATCTTTGGAACTGTTCTACAAGTTTCTACGCTAGCTACTAGTACGTTAATCTTGTGTGAGCCTGTTTTTGGTTCAAAACCGCCGTTTTCAGGTTCCCAATTAAATGCGTCGTAGAAGCGCTCATCGTCGATAACTTCCATTAGAGTAACGCCGTCAATTTCGGTTACTCTTGTTTCAATGCCAACGCCACCTTCGGCAATCTGTGTCATTTCAATTTTGCGTGTGAAATCTGTACTCTGTTCGAGTGCGTCCATAATTTCACTTCTAACATACGCAATAAGTGAACCGTGTTGTTTATATCTGCGTAGCTTGCCCGCGCCTAGAATGGTCTTTAGCTTGCCAAATACGTTAGTTTTATTCCAATCACTTGTTTTTGTGCTAGAGTGATAACCGTCGAGGGTCTGCGCCTTTGTCGCAACACGTTCAAAAAATAGTGCGTCCGCTTCCGGTACGACCTGTGTAGATTCAAATGTTTTTGAAATATTTTCAACGCTTGCGGTTGCGTTTGTTTCGTCAACGTCTGCAACGTCAACGCTAAATGAAACGTCTCTGTCGTGCTGACAAGTGAACGGAACGTCTGTCTGTGTATATACACCCTTGTTCCAACCGCCGTTTCTGTTGTGGTTCTTATAACCTGATACGCTCATTTGTGTAAAGTGAAAAGTTCTTGCGCCCACCCATCTAACGTTTGAAGTCACGAATGGTGATGTTAGCGCGCCCTGAATTAGAATTTCAATCAGTTCAGGGCTGAACTGTTCTGCATAATTATTCTTGTTTGGCATAATTTACGCCTTCCTTTCTTTTTAGTAGTTAAATTTGTTCCATTTTTTTGTAGGAACTGTTTTTTGTCGCTGTCTTGGCTCTGTACCTTCTCCATTACCGCCAATCTTGTGAACGCCATTTGCGCCGTTGTCATTCTGCTTTTTGAATTCCGGTACCTCGTCAAGTACCTTTTGAATTGCTGATGTAAGCTTTTTACCGTCAATTTTTCCGTCTGCTGTTGCGTCTGCAAAATCAGCAAGCTTCAAAATATAAGGCACTTTCGCAATATCGACGTCTAGCTTAACAGCTTCAACAGTTGCAAGCTGATTGACTTCCGCAGTTAAACGCGCGTTGTTAGCTGTTGTCAATTCATTCTGCATTTGTTCAAAATTTGGTGTGTTCTTTGCCTTCTGTTCTTTGAAGGTAGCTATCGCTTGTTTCACTTCTTCTTGTGACAAACCTTGCTGTTTAAAATAGTTCTTCAACACTGTATCTTCTGTTACTGTTTGTTTGCCATTAATCAAATCAGCCAACTTCTGATAGTCAATTTCAATTGGCTTCGGTTCGTTTGGTTTTGGCTCTGTTGGCTTATGGGCTGTTGGTGTTGGTTCGTTTGGCTTTGGTTCTGTTGGCTTATGGGCTGTTGGTGTTGGTTCGTTTGGCTTTGGTTCTGTGTTAGGTTCTGCCATCTTTCTTCTTCCTTTCAGTTTTTCGTGTGTCTCACGTAATCAGTTTATAGAGTGTCTCTCTAATTCAGTTTTTCGCGGTGTCTCCTGTAGTTTTACGCCTTCGGGCAATAAGTTATAAAGACTTAGATTTTGCTGTTTTTGTTGCCTTTTTTGGCTTTTCTTTTGCCTTTTCAGCTTCTTCTGTTTCAGCTTCTTCAAAGTCAACAACATAACCTAGCTTTTTAAGTTCTTCCGCGCGTTCTTCTGAACATTCGTACACGTCATTAACTGCGCGTGTTACTAAATCATTCTGTAAGTCATTAAATTCCTTAATTACTTTTACTTTCATTTTCTCACCACCTTTCCGTTTAATTCGTCAATAATTTTTTGTTCTCGTTCGGATAATTCCCAACAAAAACGTGTTTTGTCGCGTTCTAGTTCTGCGCGTTCTAGTTCTGCGCGTTCTAGTTCTGCGCGTTCTAGTTCTGCGCGTTCTAGTTCTGCGACTACATTATCCGACACAAATAACCCCGCACCGTAGATTCCCTTTTTAAATGGTCTTTGAGCGTCTAAGGCTCGTACTCTTACACTTTCATCACGTCTAATTTTAATTACGTGTGGGACGTCACCGAGCGGATATAGTTTTGAAATTGTCATAACATTTTTAGGGTATTTGTGATGATTAAGTTTCTTTGTTTTTATATTGTCTAAATTCGCAATTGTTAAATTTTTATACAAATCAGGTGCTGTTCTTATTCTAATTTCAATATCATCCAAATTAGTAATAAAGCCAGTATTAACCTTTGCGCCGTTTTCGTATGTAAGAGTTGGTAACCCTATGATTATAGTGCAATATTCGTTTGCAATATTATTCCCGATAATTGTTAAAGTCGGGCAAAATAAAAAGAACTTTACGTTATTTCTAACATAAAATTCTAAGATTTGTGACAATATTGAAAACGGTGGATTATCAACAACTACTTTATCGACATAATCGTAATGTTCATAATCACCGCCCGGGTAAAACGGTCTGCAAAATGTGCTTTCGTCCTGATTGTATTCTTTAGCTACCCAATTTTTCACAATTTCATAAATATTTTTAGGTGTATAGCAATCATCTGTTGTCTTTTTAGGCTTAAACTTATCAACAAACGCTTGATATTCTTTGCTTTCGTTTTCCATTTGTATTCCTTTCAAACATTAAAAAGCACCTTGAATAAAATTCAAAGTGCTTAGTAACATACATTATTCAATTCTAGATAACCGAGTTCGTACACGTCTTTATTTTGATTTATACAATTTTCGATTATTTCGATTATTTCTTTATCTTCCAAACTCACCGCGAGCGGAATTGTCGGAAAATCGTCGTTAAACTTCTTTTTGTATTCATTATACATTTTTTGTAGCTTATTTTCCATTTACTTCACCTTTTTTAAAATATTAATCATTGCGTTATAGCTATTTGGCAAATACTTCTTGACGTATTCTAATTCGCTACCGCCGTTTACTTCTGCGCTCATAATGTTCGCCCACATTTCCGACGACGCGTCAAATATTCTGTATTCCATCATAGTTTTATTGAGATTGCTTGCGTCAATTCCGAGTTCTTTATATGCCTTTTGAATTCCTCTGTGGTCTTTAACGCTTTTCGCTATTTTGTATTTTCTGTTATAGTATTTATCGCCGTGACCCCACTTTATTCGAACTCCTAAAAGTCCGTCGATTGTGTCTTGAACGCCTAAACTTGTATCGTTTAGCTTTAAATTATCTTTGAATTCGTCTGTTAATTGATTTCGCAATAATTCTCTATCTTTTCGCACCGCTTCAAGAAATTCATCCGAGGAACTAGCGATTTTTTCTAGCCTTAATTTTTGCCATTTTGTATTTTTTATAATTGTATTGACTTCATTAAAATTCAATCCGTCAAATTGTACTTTTGTATCGAAATAATGCGCATATTCGTGTGCTAATGTATTAAATTTGCTCATACCTTTATCAATATATTTCTTTAAAGGAAAATCAAATTCTAACCTATTTTCGCTCGGGAAGTAACAGCCTCGACCAGATTTTACGCTATTAATTTTATCAGCATATTTTACATATAATTTTTTAATAAAATTGTTTTTCGAGTTAGATAAAAGCTTTGTAAAAGCGTTATAATCAGCTTCGTTCATAGCGCTTTTAAGTTTTGTTGTATTATCTACAATCTTATCTAGATTAATTGTATCATTTTTGCCGAATTTTTCAAGCGCTTTTTCGTATTTTTCGCGTTTTTCTTTCCATTCTTTCGCGCGCGCTTCTGCCTTTTGTTGATTGTTTTTATCAAGGCTATATTTTGCTATTCTATTAAAGCGTTTTTCTTGCCTTTTCGCAAATTTAAGCTTGTTTTCTACTTCTTCGCGCTGTTCCATCTCGTCCAACTCGTCAGCGTTGACGGGTTTTAGAGTTGTAACGCCTTTATAGTATGTGCTTGTGCTATCCTTACACCGCGGATGAAACAAACCACCCGAAATAGCGCTACTCAATAGCGGATATTTCTCGTTGTCTTTAGTTCTCGTACCGCCTGAATAGACATCATCAACAAATAAGTGACCGATATATTTCGCACACCGAGGGCAACCGCCTTGTCGCGAATTTACAACAACTAAAGATAAACCCCATTCAGCGCGTTTCTGTCCCTCACCGTACAAATAAGCGCGTTTATTCGCTGTCCTTATAGCCATATCCGCATAATCTGCAAGCGTATGACGTGCGCCGTTCTTGTACTCTACGCAGTTCAAACCCGCGTTGAGCATATCGCGACAAGCCATATCGACCGCCTTTTCGTATGTTCCCGCGCCTGAATTCGCATAAACTTGCGCGGAAAAAATTGCTTTTCGGTATTTATCGTTAGACATTCGTAATATAGCCGTTTCAGCCGTCTGCATATCGTTTGTAGTCGCAGTTATAAGCGCGTCAAGTTTCTTCTTGTTAATCTTAAAGAATTCGCCTGACATTCCTTTTTTTGGCTTGCTTATTTTTGCGCCTTTTTTAATTGCTTCAAGTATTTGCAATTCCTGTTCAGCTTCGCCGTCACTCATAGCGCGACTAATCATATCGTTAATCTTGCTATTGAGTGACCTAAACTTTTTCCCGTATTTGTCCGAATTGGTCGCCCTGAATTCTTCAAGGCTTTCAAGCTGTTTCGCTTGCCATTGCGTCCAATTATAGCCTTCTGCGGTTTCTTCCGCGCGGTGGCGGGAAAAATTGCGAATCATACTTTCGATTAATTCGTTTTCAATTGCTTCAAATGCTTTTTTAACATTATAATTCATAATTACAAGTCGTCAATTTCGGACGTTTCGTCGAGTGTTGCAACGCCCTGTTCTTGCTTAATTCGCTGTACTTCCTCAGCCTTCCAATCGTCGCATTTACTGTCGCCGTATAGTTCATTTACAGCGTTTTCAATGCTCATTACACCATTTTGACGCGCTTTACCTACAGTTTCTACTTGACTTTCAAAGCTTGGGTTTGCATACTCGCCGAAATTAATTGAAACATCTAAATCATCAGGAACACACTCTTTGTTGTTAATTTCATTGTACGCACTCAAAACAGCTTTAACCAAAGTCGGTAGCGTGTTTTCGAGCAGTTCAACAAAATTTTGGCGTGTGTACAATGTTGTTTTTTCTTTTTCTCTCTGCGCTTCTGCGTTATCAAGTTTCTTTGTGTCAATGCCTAGTGTGCTAGGACTTAAAACGCCTTGTAAGCATAAGTCAAGCGCGGTGACGTAAGAACTCAAATAACTTTCGTGTTGAATTGAAGGTGATTCCGTTTTAACGCTGTTCGTGCCGTTCTCGCTCATATCCGCGCCGATTGCGATAAAACGATTGTCAAACGGATTTGGTGGGATTGGCTCGCCTGTGTTCGGGTTGCGTGGAACAAGCGGGTCGGGTAGGTACGTCCTTGTTCTGCACGCTCTCAATGCGTCCATCCATTGTGACCACACCTCGTCTAAGCTACTAAACGCGTTTTCTTTGTTGCTAATAATACCTTGTCCGCGTCCGGGATAGAAACTATCTCCGTACACGACGGGAACCGCCCACATATAAGACTTGTTAAACGTAACGCCAACGCCGTCAATCCAATTTAGCGCGCTTACAGTGTGTAAGTCAACCTCTGCGCCGTTATCGTCATATAAAGCATAGTTAATATAACCATATCCGTACGTTTCCTCAAACATATAACGTTTATTTTTTTCGAAATATTCAGTATAAAACTTTACTTCTCTGATGTGTCCGCGCACATATGTAAATTTGACCTTTTCTGACGGGTACCACTCGATAATTGGCAAGTCTGATATATCAGTATCAAACGAGATTTTAAACGCACCGTCGCCCACTATAGCTATATCGCGTATCGCTTTTTTTAGCGTCTTGTTAAATTCGTTTTTTGCTTCAATTTCTTCCCACGTGTCCTCAAATGCTACTGTGTTATTATCGTGTATTTTAATCCCGTTGTAGTCGCTGATAATGATATTTGTAATCGTATCAACGATAAGCGCTGGCAATGCCACGTGTAGCTTTTGAATTTCTTGTCCGCGTGTGGGTTTAGCACACCAAAACATTGTTTGCGGTACATCAAGCGTATTATATAAGTCGCGTAACTGTTCGCTTTTTCCCCAATACCAAATTCGGTTCTTAGCGCAGTCTGTCGCGTGGTTTATTTTTTCATCAATTGTTATAACTTTATCCGACGCGGGATTTATTCGTAAAAAACTACGCATACCGTGTCTTATTTTATTTGCCATATTGTCAAAAAGTTTCATTTCTAACCACTTCCAATTTTTTCCTTGAACGGTAGCCACCCATATTGTGACGAGTTAATAAAATGGTCGTGACCGTCCTCGGGTGTGTTGTCTTTATCCTCTAGCCACGAATACAATTCATATTCTTGTATCGTATTTGTGCAATGTTCAACAATGTAGTAACAACCTTTTGCAAACCAACCCAATAACAAATTAATTCTATCAATGATTTTCGTCTTTTTGAATGCATTATAAAAGTTATAAGCACAACCGTTCTTGCGCTTATACTTGTTCAATTCTGTTATCGTTGCTTGGTCTGCGCTGTCTATGTAAACATTGCGAGCGAAACCCCATTCGTCCCGATTTCGTTCCAAAAAATCTACATAATTTTTGGCTATATCGGACGGCGCGAGTGGTTCTTCTAACTCTGCGTTGTTATATTTCTTCTCGTCAAGTTGTATACATTTACCTTTATTCGTAATGCCAAAGAACGTCATTGCGACCGTATCAGGCGAGGACTGAGAATAAGCTGTATCAAGTCCAGACGTGAAATAAATAAAATGTTCTTTGCGTCTGTCAACTGTCAAGAACTGTTGCGCCCATTTCTTTGTTACAACGTGTAATTTCCTGTCGAAATTACTAAAAACTAAACCCGTCGCGCGTCCTCGTTCGCCTAATATCTTGTTTTTATATAATTTTGTTCCTTTAGGTGCCGACGCTTTCTTTTTTTCTATCGCGTCAGGTGTCAAGCTTAAATTATCGTTAAACGAAAAAAACCAATAACGCCAATTTGGAACGGGTTCTTCTGTGAGTTCCGCGCGAATAGTGTCAGGTATATCCTTTTCGTATTTTTTGAACGGTCTTGAACGGTTTACAAATTCTTTGTACACCGGTAACTGTGGGTCGTCAGGGTTTAAAGTCGCAAGTAAATAATCGTTACGCGTTGATATTTCACGCACAAACTCAATATCCGCCGTGTTTATTTCATCAATGTAAACACAACCAAACTGCGCGCCTAACACCATTTCCCACTTATCACGGCTAGAATAGCCTAGAATATATATAATCTTGCCTTCAAACTTGATATGTGGCAATTTATAATCTTTATCACCGTTGCCGTAGTAACGCGCGTTTTTATGCAAATCTAATATTCCGTTATCTTGCTGAATAATTGTTTCTTCTGCTTTACCGGTTGTTTTTGCTGATATTACGTGTAGTTTTTTGTCGCTAGCCGATACCATTCGCATAAATTTAACACCCGCACCGACGGTTGTTTTTCCTGACGCTGTCGTACCTTCTAAGAATTCAGCTGAAACATTTGTTGTATTGATAAAATCAATATATTTTTGACTTAACGGAAAATTCATACATTATCACTCTGTTAAGCTTTTGTTATCGCTAATCTGTGCAAACACGTCCGCAAGCTTTTCGGACTGCTGTACATTCGCGTCAACTTTCACAGTGTATTCGCCTGTCATTTTGTTTAGGGTATCAATAGCGCGAATTCGACTAATTGCGTCTGCTTCTTTGTCTTGTGCAATATCGGATAAAACTACTTGTCTTTCTTTCGCGTTCATTATTCGTTCGTCTTGCAATTCCTCGTTCAATTCCTGTATGTATTCAACCACTAGCGGATTGTCTAATAGTAAATAACTTTTTGATTTTGCGAATTTCTCTGAGTAGCCCGCTTTCACTGCACTTTGCGAAACGTTACCGCTTTCCACGTAGTATTCAGCGAATTTCTTTTGCCTTAGATTTAATTTGCTTTTGTTGCTTGCCACGCGGTAACACTTCCTTTCTGCCCGCTTATTTACTGCCTTTTTTAACTTGCTTGTAATTTGCTTTAGACGCAATAAAACCCGCTTACTCTATGATGTAAACGGGTCATATTGCCTAATTAACGAATAAGAGGTGTTTCCAATGGTTAATTATTTATCAAATTTAAAGGAGAATAAAGCAGTACATAAATCTTTTATCGCTCTTGCTATGCTATCATAATAACACGATTTATAGTGAATTAAAATGGCTAATTTTAGGAATTTAATATTTTTTCAAATTCAATCAAGGCAAAACCGTGCAATCTGTACACCCAACGTTTTGTAAACTTCTCTTTCTCGGCGACTTCATCCCACGTTAAATGGCATATGTAGTAATCAGTCAACACCGCTTTGTGTCGTTCGTCTGCAAGCTGTTGAATTAGTTTCCTTGCTTCCGTCTTTGCGTCAAATAGCTTGTCTATTTCCTCGTTGATTTGATTTTGTAGTGTTACAATCTTGTCAATAATCTTCGTGAAGTCGCCACCCGAACCCGAACTTTGTACGCGCTCGGATTCACTTTGTGGACTAACTTGTAATGATTTCGCACGCCAATATTCAACTTCATTCAGCTTAGAATTAATAGCTGTGTCCGCTATTCTGAGTTGATTTAAATAATCTTTAGCGTTCTTTGTCGTCATTTTCTTCACCTTTAATTTCAAGCGGTTCAGCTAACTTGTTAAGTATCGCACCGCCTAATAACAAACCTGACACAATCCATACCATAAGAGGTACTTTGATTTCATTTGCGCTAAGTATAGTTATCGTCATTATCCAAATGATTATTCCCGATACGCTCAATCGGTGTCACCTTCTTTCTGTTCGCCTTCGCTGAGAAAATAAAGTAACTTTTCACACATTGCGCCGAGTTGGACGGCTTCGCGTATTGTGTCAGTTACAGCAGATTGCAAACATTTTGTGTCATTTTCTAACCGTCTGTTTTGGTTTCTTCTGACGTCGCCCCACATCTGTTCGATTGCCATTTTTGCAAGATTAATTTGCTCAGACATTTCCTCGTATTCCTCGTACAGCACCGCGAAACCCTCGTGCGCGCTGTGAAATAACGCGTTGTTCTTATTTGCTTTGCTTAATTCATCCATAAATAGTTGTTTTACATCTTCTCTACTGAGCGAAAAACTCATAATTTACCACCTCTCGCATTCAAAATAAACATTGTGTATTTTCGTCCGGTATTTTCATTAAATCGTTTATACGTGTCAACATACCATCCCGCTTTTTCTAATTCATTCAAAATGTTTTGCGGACAATTTACGTAACCAGGTATTTGCTCTTTGACTCTACAACATTCGTCGAGTGACAAGAATGCGTTTATCTTGCTCCATTCTTTGATTAAAGCGTTAAAAAAGTCACGCCACATTTCTTCCTGAATTTCTTTTGCTGTAATAAATTCCATCTTTATTCCTCACTTTCTTTCGCTACTCCGTTTTTGGCTTTGACCGCGTCAGGATAAATCTTGCAAAATCTACCTTTTTTCTCTGGTATCGTCCGTAATACTACCCCAAAAAAGCAATGCGTCTTTAATTGTTGCTATATGCTCGTTGCATACAATAACATATTTTCTTTCACTGTTGACATTCATTTAATCACCCCTAATTATTTACAATAGGCTTCTAACTCAGATGTAATCTCGTCTGCCACGTTTATATCAATGCCTACGTTTTTGTTGTTTAACTTTGCCATTGTCAGCCCTCCTGTTCCAATAATTCGGGATTGTCGTGGATGTTGCCGACAACTTCATATTCAGCTGTAACATTGTCAG